AAACCAAATATTTTAGAAATACCAAGTAAGTTTGGTGGCAAAGGAATATATCCGTTTTCCTTATCAGCTTCAGTAATCTGATGCTTAAGATATACTAATTGACTACCATTATAATGATAATCTCTCCAAAAAGAAACTGCCTCATCTACACGATCATCAACCTGTTCGTCAGCAACGTTAATTTCAATTACTGGTGCGCCGATCTTTCTTAAAATAAAATCTTTAAAATCTTCTCTAGATTGAGGTTGTGCCATGTCTTATCCTAACTCTTCTCTAATGATTATTTTGATGTATCCTGAGTTAGGAAACGTTTCAATTTGACCGTTAGTATATGTTACTTGGAATTCGGCGTTGTGAATTCCCGTATTTGATGTATCTCCAGCCTGCCAAGGATAAGATACTATACCCTTCGTGGCATTAATAATAGATGCAGTGCCTAAATTAACTAAGCTTGAGCCTTCTTCTGTTGACATATTAAACTTTACTTGCGAAGCAAGGATCAATGATTTTGCTCGGCCAGTTGAGTCTGTTAAGACGGCTTCAATGGACGGAGCAGTGTCGTTTTGCTTTATGTAAAAATTCGCCGCCATGTGTTTATCTCCAAGGTTTACTTTTATTTATTAAAATAAATTAGTTTCTAACTTCAGCATAAGTTAAACCAATATTTTTTAGTTTTATATTGTTTGGTTCTGATGTTCTACGTATAAGAACATTATTTTCTTTAGTATTTGTCAGCTCTATAGAATTTGGACCAGACCGTGCTCTATTTGTAAGCGTATAGTTAATTACTGTTGAATTAAGAGCAAACCCAAATGCTCCTGTAGTTTGACCCAACGAGAATTGCGCCATAGTACCGGATATTGTAATTGGGAATATTATATCTGCACCACCAGAAATTACTGAGAAACCACTTGAAGAAGCAGTAAAGTCAATTTCATTATTGCCAGAATATAAGTAACTCTGTATACCAAACTCAATACGAGCAGGTTCAGTCAAAGTAAATGGTATAGTTCCACTAAATTCACCGTATACCGTCGGGGTCTCAACGGCAACTTGAACATCAAATGTTAAGGTTTGATTTAATTCAGCAAGTACTGGTACAAAAACATCAGAACTAAATGTATAGTCAAATGTACTAGAAGCCTCTCCAGCGATAGTTGAAAAACCACCTCCAAAGAAGCTTAAATCTAGTGTTGATGTAAATACGCCATTTGCGGACATTTATTCAGTCCTTATGCGCCACCAGCGGTAATTGAAAATGTTGTTATTGTAATTTGCTGACCAATAGCAATGTTAGTGTTATCTAACTGCATATCTCCACCGCCACCTGACGCTGTGATTGTACCTTGCATGTGGCAAACTGTTCCATCGCTTTGATGAATTCTAAAATAACCTGCTGTACCTGACGCATCAGCAGATAAGTCTTGCCAATTACCAGACAACTGAATTACGCCGCCTGAAGGAACTGCTAACCATTCGGTAGGCAATATCATAGTAGCAACGATGTTACCAGTATTTGCTGATTGACATTCTGTAGGTGCCACACCAGTTGCGATAGTTAAAATAGGGTTTGCACCGACTGTTGTCTCTAATGACTGAAGTGTACCATTACGAGCTCCCGGTGATAACTGAAAAGCCATCTTTCTCTCCTTTGTTTCAATATTATTTATCTATATTTATAAAAAAAGAGTTGACATATAAATCCAGTGTGGTATAATAGATTTATCTACTACAAAACAATAATAATGTTATCTTCGTTCAATATCATCTTCCGATAGAGTATTTCCCATCCATACTTCAATTACTTTGACTGGACGGTCGCCAACATTGGTCGCGTGATGCCAACATTTTACTGGAATATCAATACTGTCACCGGTTTTATATACTTTAGATGTAGAGTAACCATTATTAAATTCTAAATCCATTTTTAATTCACCATCAACGATATGCCAATGTTCGGAACGAACAAAATGGCGTTGGTCTGATAATGATTTACCAACATCAACCGATAACTCTTTTACTTTCCAATGACCATTTTGGTCTAAGTCTCTATATTTACCCCATAGTCTTTGCGTTGTTGGCTTATCCCATTCCTTTAGGATCCACGATGAACTGTTCTTTTTATCTTCACCACCAACTCCAAACATAAACGATACATTACACTCATCACGTAATTCTTTAGCAAACTCTACTTCTGGCGTTGTTCCTTTTTTACGATCACCGCCATTAACAAATATGATTTCTGAATTTCGTGGAGCTTGTTTTGCTACATACCGAATAGCATCACATGCAGTATCGTCTGAGTCATCAAAAGTAAATACATGGCCTACACAGCCAAGTTCTTTAATAATAGCCATGCGTTCTTCAACAGACATAAAAGGTTTACCCTTTTTACGAGTTAACCATTCATCGCTGTTTACGCCAACAAACAAAATACTACCAAGTTCTTTTGCTGCTTTAAAATATTCAATATGTCCTGAGTGTAGGGGATCAAACCCACCTGTACAAATTACCGGTTTCATTACATTCTCTCCTTCATCATATAATTCCAAGCAAAATTGGTCTTTTTGTTTGTACGCATATTTTGGTTAACAAACCCGGGATGTACCCACCAATCTTCGTACGCATTTGTTTCATCAACTGCAACATTTGGTACTAACAATATATATCCAATTTCTTTTAGTATTTTTCTGGTCTTATCTTTAAGATCCGATCCCCACCAACATTCGTTGTGTTGAATTTGAATTATTGAAAACTCATATTCGTTAAATGGTATATTTTCTAATGTTACTAAAGATGCGTTATCTGCATTGATACGTAAAAAATCTACGTGTTGTTCAATACAGTTTTGTTTAAATAAATCTTTAAAGTTAACTTGACTCGCATCAGCAAGAACCGCGGTTGTGTTACGTTTCCTACTAAATATAGCGCACATTCTTTCAGAAACATCAACTGATAAGCCTTTCCAGCCAAAGTCTTTTTCTAATAGGTATGTATTATTAAACAATGTCGGGTGACCTGATCCTACTTCAATAAACGTGCCATTCTTTTTACCATTTAAAGTTGATAAAACAAACATATCTTGGAAGTGACGAGAATAGTTTTTCTTTACTTTATCTAAACCATCAAATGTAAATTTATATTTACTACTTTCAGCATCGGTATATGGCAGTGTACTAGGATAGCCAACTTGACTTATCCACCAATCAACGCTTTCGCGCATTTCTTTATTCATATCTAATTTACGTTTATGTTTTAAATCAAAGAATAAATTTTTAGAGTCATCTCGCCCATCTGATTTCCATTTAGATACAGCAAAGCAATATTCTAAACCAACTGATCCGGGATAATCTAATTCTTTATTTGGTTCAACGTCTTCGCAATCCATACCCATTTTGGCGTACATCGCTCCATCTCTAAAATTACTTTGTTCTATTGAATATTTAGCAGCCCAATAATAAGCCTCTGGTCTCGCAGGTAAAACTGATATGGCACTTTTAATTAAACCGTTAACCGTTTGATTTCTGGCTTCTGATCTGGCAAACAATGCAGCGCCAAGTACCATACATCTATACTGAAGTTCTTTTTCTTCGTCTGTTTCACCTTCGCAAAAATCTGCAGCACGTAAATACCAGCCAAAGGCAGCAGCACCTTGTTTTAATTTATCATATTCTTTTGCCAAATTAAACATTTTAAAAGGATTATCATAATCCATAATAACATCATGCAATAACTGTTTATTTTTAAATATCATATTTCACCCATAGCCAAAAAGTTAGCAAACACTGTTTTAGGCAGCTTTAATATATAAGAAGCGTTATCCTGCCATCCATAAGATATTAGAATGTCGTCCCCTATTATCGCAACACCAGTAACAAACTCAATATTATAATCCTGACCTTTTACGTGGTCGTAATACGTTCCCATAAAATGGAATTCTCTAGACTTATGAACAATATTCCAATCGTTATCCCAGATAATTACTCGATGCGCATAGTTACCATCTTTTCTACCAAAAGGATCTCTTAGTAAATTTGTTTCGTGGATAAATGCCATTCGCTGGTTATCGTTAATACGAATAACTTGTGAACCACCTCTAAAGTCTTTATTGGCTTCCATATATTTGTCTTTATCATATACCGCGTCTTCAGTTGTTTGCGTTTCAATATCGTATTTGATAACTTGTGTTGGGTTAGTCCATTTAACAAAGTGGTATGGCATATCAAGTATTGGCATCCAATTCTTTTCGCAATATGATTTATCACCATTTGGAGAAGGAATAGGATTACGAGAAACCTCTGTCCATTGACCATCAATAAATTCAATCTCTGCCATTTCCATACGACCACGGCCTTTATCATCATAACAATCTCTGCGTACACCACATAGGAACATTCTATCTTCCCAACTAAATAGTCGGCAATCTTCTAAACCAATAAAGTTCCATGTCGGCTTACCTGTATCTAAAGCCATATGAACACGCTGTGCGTTGACCATATTTAAATTACTGTCAAGTTCGCACATAACATTATGAGTTGTAAGTGTTACATCATTTTCTGGATGTATGTACACCAAAGGACCCCACTGATGAGGAAACTTTTTACCTTCGCTGTGATATAGATAATAGTTAACGTGTCTTACGTTAATAAAGAGTTTATCTTTGTGCTGAAAAACCGAGGGATTCATAATCCCAGTTTCATTACCAAGTACTTCTGTTGGTATGATAATAGGATGGATTGAACCACCTCGTTTTAAAGCATATGTGGCCAAGCCACCCATGTGCAAATCGTGCATAATAACTCCATAATATAAAGTTTAGATAATTACCAATTAGGGGTAATCATAGTCATTGTATTTTGTTCAACCTTTGAGTCGAGAATATTATTTATAGTGGCAATCTTATCAGCACCTAATGCTTCTTCAACCCACGCTATAACATTGGCTTTAGTAACACTATCCAAATCAATATAATCTGCAGCCGATGTTGTTGATAAGTCAAGCTTTGTAGTTGAAACGTAGCTTGCTTTTTTATTCGCCTCGTTGGTTGCTATCTTTTTCCATTTAACAGAAATGATGGCATCTGATAAAACTTCACCTGCGGCATTAGTTTGGTCTAATGTTCCAAGCTTTAGTATCTCCCAAGTATAAGTCATGCTCATACTCTTATTCTACAGGAGCTTCAGGTTCTACACCCCAAGGTAATTCTGGACCAGAAACTTCAGTTTGTACATTTATGTCAATATCTTTTTGGATTTGATCATCAATATGCGCTTTGTATTGTGGATCAGCATTAATCACTGCAGCGATCCAGCCTGTTACATGCGATTCTTCTAATTCTTCAAACGCCGTGAATGATCCAGCTGGTACATTGGCAGCCGAGAATGGAGTTGCGCCAGAAAATTTTCCAACTTGTCCTGCTTCATTTGTGCCTTGAATTTCCCAGTAAGTTTGAACTACCGCGTTTGTTAAAGTTTCACCGGCCGCGTTTACTTGATCTTGTACCTTCAAGTTACGGACAGAATAAGTATATGTAAATGCCATTATTGTCTCCATTTAATTATAGTGTTTGATTCATCTTACACTCTTTTAATTTATAGTTCTATTTATACATTACCCACCGCGATACAAATATAAGTCAACCGGTACACATATTCTAAGACTAGAATAATAAGGATTGACGTGGTGGTATGTAAAGCTTGGAAATATCATAAAATCTCCAGTTTTTGGTGTGATTGCTTTTTTATCAAATACATCGTTCCACCAATCATCGTAGCCACGATTTGCGTTTGTTCTT